TGATCCTGTAGGTCCTTGAATGTTTCCAACGTTTATCCAAGAAGAAGCTGTAACTGACCATACGTACAAGTCACCAGCAACTAAATACCCATTACCAGCATTACCGGTTGGAACAGCTGTTTGTAGTTGTTGTAAAGTATTGTAGGACCCTAAAATAGTAACGCCGGTTCCTTGTGCACCAGTAGATCCAGTTGGACCTGTTGGTCCTAAGTTTCCTTGTGCACCTGTTGGACCTGTGGCACCTACAGCACCTGTATTTCCTGTAGCACCTGTAGCACCTGTAGCACCTGTTAACCCTGTTGCGCCCGTAGGTCCTAAGTTTCCTGTTGGGCCAGTTGGTCCTTGAATGTTTCCAACATCAATCCAAGAAGAAGTTGTTGCTGACCATACATACAAGTTAGCTAAAACTAAATATCCATCACCAATGTTTCCAACTGGATTAGCTGTTTGTAATTGATTTAATGAGTTATAAGATCCAAGTATTTGTATACCAGTACCTTGCGCACCAGTTGGTCCTGTAGGGCCTGGTACGGTTGATACCGCGCCCGTAGGGCCTGTAGCTCCTTGTTGACCTACTCCACCTTGATCACCCTTAATACCTTGTGGTCCTGTAGGACCAGTTACTCCAGTCGGACCTGTTGGTCCTGCGGGCCCCGTTGGACCTTGTGTACCTGTAGAACCGGTTGGTCCAGTTGGTCCAGGACCACCAGTTGCACCAACATTACCGGCAGGACCAGTAACGCTTGCGCCGGGAACATTTACATAAACGGCTGCGGGTGGGGTTACAATTATTTCGTTAGGCATGTTTTACTCTGTTATTTCTCGTTCAGCAAATACTTGACCCTTCATATAAGTTTGAACAAAAGAAGGATCAGCAGAGGTAGTAGCTTGCAAATCCCAAAATCCACGAACCGGTAAATACTTAGTTTGGGCTGCGGTCAATGACAAAGTAATTATTCCTTGAGCTGCGTTTGTTTTTACAATTGTAAAAGCAGCCCATAGGGATGGGGAATTAGGGTAGGTCCTAACTTGAGCTTTAAATGTGTAAGAGGTAACGTCAAATGGAAAATCAAAAGTACCGGTCCAAGAGTCTCCTTGATAAAGCACAATATCGTACACAGGAATATTAGAAACAATAGGGGTTCGACCCGTCATATCAGTTGCTATATATACTCTTTCTGGACGACGAGAGTCATCAATCTCTTGAGGGATGTATATAGGGATAAGCTTGTTTGTAGTGCGGCTTACTCTGCGTAGTTGACCTACTTCAATTCGCCATAGGCCAATATTTAAAGCAGAACAAAGAGCTTTATACTGTTCCATTCTTTGATCTATTAATGCAATTAGCTGGTGATACCGTTCTGAACGAGGAATAGTAACACCGTCTGGAGCAAATATATTAATATCAAAGGCTGCATCAGTTGCTAGTGCCCAAAGTGCCTCTACGGTTGAAAGAATTGCAAGAGGGTACTCTTCTACTGGAGGAAGTAAAGAAGCCGTCATTTGTCGGCCAAACCCATCAGTTCTATTGTAAGTATGCTGTCCTACAGCAATGTTGACAAAGTTTGTAAGGTCGGCATCACTAAAGTATCTAAATACGTTTCCAGTTACTACTATAGCTGTATTGTTAGCTGGGGCGGTTACAAAGTGAACAACGCCAAAGTTTGCTTCAATTGTATACCCGTTTGGCTGGGCAATAGGGGTTCCGTTAACAGTTACAAGAAGTGTGGATGTGTCTACAGGTTTTACCCCAAGTGTGTAGTCTTTAGTACTGCCGTTTCCGGTAAATGTTTTAGTGAATTGACGGGGTTGGTCATTTAGTTCTGTGCGAACTTTAGCCACTAAATCAGCAATAACAGCCACTTTTACTCCTCAAAGGTTAACTATCTAATGATGTCAAGATGTTGAGAAAAAGTCAGCCTATAAAACGAAAACAGCGGGTTAAAACCCCGCTGCATCGCTAGTAAGAATGTTTAAAGAATGTTTGCTAAATAGCCTTTTTCTTTTAAATGCTGTGCAATCTCTTTAGTTACTTTGTACTTTTGTCCAGCTTTGAAGCTCCAAGTGTTGCCTGCTCCAAACGTCATAGACTCAATAGTGTCAATCGTTCTAATGACTACGGACTCTTCACCATTTTTTGTTAAATCAGTGGCTTCGTCTACTACTACAGTAACTGGGCGGTTTGGTATGGTGGCGTCTAGCACTTCAGTTTCTAATTTAATTTGTGCTTGAGCCGTTGCCATAGACATCTCATTAGCTCTTGTTTGTTGCTCATCAATAAATTGCTCTGAAAGAGCTTCTCTTTGACGGCCTGTATAATCGTTAGGTTTTGCTTGTCTTGCCATTTGTATCCTCCGGTTTAGTATCTGGGTGTTTGTGTTGAGCGGGGGTTTCTAGGCCCCCACTCAACGGTTAAACTATTTAATTGTTATTAGTTAGTTTCTGCAATAACAACGGCTTGGTCAGTGATTAGACCTAGACCGAAGATTGAGTACCAAGCTAATGCATGCTCACGACCGAAGTCTAGAATACCACCATCGCGGAGTTCTACTGGAAGTGAGATTGCGTGACCGAATGCGTTATCTCCAATGAAGATAGAGTCATAACGGTCTGATCCACCATTACCAGTGAACTCAGCTGGTGAAATGTATCCACCACCTGCAGTAACTGTTGGTGTTACAGCTGTATCAGCTGAATAAGAAGTACCAGCTCCGCCAACAACCTTACGAACCTGTGTTGTTTCGATGAATACTACGTCGTATAGACGACCGATTTCACCTAACATAAAGTTACCAGGAGCAGCGTACTTAGTTACTTCAATAAACTCAGCAGTATCGCGTAGTTTACGACTTTGGTGTGGGTGCACAAATGCAACATATGTCTCACCTAAGCGAGGAATGTTCTTTGTTGCAAGTGTCTCTGCAGCATCCTTAACTGTACGTGGAGTTAGATTGAAAGCTCCAGTCATAGACGCACGGTTAGTTCCATTTGTACCAGAAGCATATTGATTAAATGTTCCAGTACCGTTGGTGATTGTCTGCATTGTTGTGCGGTCTTCACCATAGATTGTTGAGGTTGCAGAGTAAAGTGTGTCACGGCTCAACTTGTCTAGATATAGAGCCATGTTACGTCCTAATAGACGTGATGCTGATGCCATTACATCATCAAATGATGCATTTAGCAAAAGCTCAGAAACCGCAAGAGCATAACCATGCTCTGATACGGTGATGCTAAACTGTTGTGCAGTTAAAGCATTTGTTTGCATACGAACACCCTCGACAAGCGCTGAAGCGAAGCCTAGGTTGTTGTAACGCATGAAGTTAATTTGTAAACCAGGTGCAACACCAAGTTCAGTCTTTTTGACTGCAAATTGCTCAAAGCGAAGGATAGGCATAGCCTGGAATAAGATTTCCTTAGACCAGATTGTCTGAATTGCTTGAGTAAGTTGGGTGTTGGTACCTGAATAGGCTGTAGGGGCCGCGGCTAAATTGCCTGTACCCGTAATACCTGATGCCATTATTTATTTCTCCTTATTTGGAATTGGGGGGGTTGGTTACCCGAACAGTCCCTTTGAACGCCCTTGAGCCTGTGGGCTCAACAAACGTTGGCGATACTTAGCGTATTCATTCATAGGCATAGCTGAGATTTCATCAGCTGTCAACGATCTTTGCTCCGAATTAGTTTCCAACGGTCCGGCTGACGGGGCTGTAACTCTTGTACCCGTCATTTCTTTCCGAGCATTCTGCATTGCAGCTTGCGCGGAGTCTAGAATTCGTGAAGAACGATCCTTTAATCCCTCGATACTTGCGTCGATCTCTTCTTTGGTATTACCGCTGACTAGATCTAGTAACTCAGGAATAACACTTTCTCGTTCTTGGTCTAATCGATTTTGTCGATAAGATTGTAGGTCAGCAAAGTTTCTTTCACGTTCCAGAAGAGCGAAGGCGCGTTCACGTTCTTGACGCTCACGCTCCAACTGCTCCTGCCACTCTTCTTGTTTCTTTTGAAGAAGTTGGCGAACATCCATATCAGCTTCTAAAGTTTCTTTTTCCAAAGTTGCTTTTTTAGCTTCCTCTTCTGCTTTGCGTAAAGCTTCTGCTTCACGTTCCTTTTTCAAGGAATCAAGTTCTTCTTTTAGTTTTTCAATTTGAGGATAAAGTTTTTCTTTTTCTTGACCACGAACTTTAGCCAAGTCATCCTCAGTGTAAAACTTAGAAGAGTTTTTAGAAGTTGGTGCGTCAGCGACAAGCGCCTCTGAAGCCGCACTTTCAACAACTGGAACTACTCCTGCCTCTGCTGCGAAAGCATTGGCATTGATTTCTGCTGTTTCCATAGGTATCCTTTACATTCTCTGGGTCTTTATCCGATATGTGAGCACAAATGACCAAACGGTGTTTATATTCTTACGGTTTTATACCTCTTTGTCAGTATAAACGATTACTTTTGATAATCTTCAGGTACCTTTCTCTGAGGTAGCACTGTTCCGTAAGCTTCGGTTACCAACTTGTTTCTTAAGTCGGCCTCACCCATATCTGCTTCCAGCAGGGCGCCATCAATTTGAGCAACAGGCTGTCCAGCCATTGCTTCTCCATTTGGACCAGCAGTCGCAGTTGCTGGTGTAAATCCTTTACCATCTGGGGATGGCATGGTTCCGGTTAAGTCTGCAATTTCTTGTTCAATTTGAGTTTGTAATAGTTTTAACGCACCATCGGCTGTTGCATCGTCTAACAGCTCTTGTCTAATCTCATTGAGCTTATCTGTTGGGAACTCTTCACCTAAAGTACGCAATGCGCCCTCTTTAGACTCTAGTCCAAGTGAAAGCATAGACTGAACCTCATTAAGAGCAATTAATTTGTCTAAAGGTAGAGGTTGTGGGAACTGAACATATGATCTAAAAATTAAAGGATCGTTAGGGTCAAGCCTATCTTGCTGTCCTTTTTTAAGTTTAGGATTAATGTCAGGATTCCAAACAAGTGTTTCTGGTTCTTTTACTGCAAGGCTTAAAATGATAAGTTCATTAATGAGCTCTAAACCACGGGCATACTGAACAATCTTTTGGTGATAACGGTTCATTAAAGGTTGGAACTGAATAGAAAGCGCAACACCCGATGTATTAGAGATTGGCTGTGCCTGTCCTAATGCGGTCTCAGGAACACCTACCATTTCGTGCATAGCTTTTTTAAGAGTTGTTAAGAACTCCATAGCTCCTTTTAATCCAGAGCCTCCACCTTCTAAGTTTTCAACTCTAGCGTCTTTAGGAAGACCTCCCCATACTTTATTAGCGCCTTTTTCTAGTTGTGAAGCTTTTGCACCAATAATAACCGTAACCGGCGCGGCGTGGTAATTGACAATGTCAGCAATATCAGTAGCGGTTTCATTGTAAGAGCGATTAAGAGAGATGATGTCATGACAATCGCTAAGGCCCCAAGGAGAACCACTGATACGAACATTTGCAATATGAACAATAGGAATAGTGCCAAGCGGATTAGGGCGAGAATCAATAAGTTCATCGTTAATGTACTCCTCAATAATGTCATCTGTCAGAATCTCTGTGTAAGTAAATACTTGACGTGTGCCTTCTAAAGAGGTTCCCCAAAAACGATATTTTAGTTTAAAACGAATTAATCGTTCACGGTCATGTGGATGAAACTCTGGGAAAGCAAAAGAAGAGTTAAGAGGAAGTATGCGTACACGACCTGGGTGGTTACGTCCGGCAGGGTCAACCCAAGCCTCTTCATAAGCAATTTTAACAAAGCAGTCTCCAGATACGCCACCCTGTT